GGGAGAGCGGACCCCACCTTCTCTGTTTATTCAGAGAGGTAGAGCCATTGCGTCGATCACTAATCGACGCAGTTGGCTGGTAGGTTGGGAATCCTTCCAGAACGACACTCCAAAGGTGCCAGGTCTGGTTGGATCCTCACTGGGTGGCAACCACACACGAGTTTTCTCTACCAACGTAGAGTAAATCTCGTATGTGGCATCTATCGATTTCGACCAAGGTTGGCAGCTCTGCCACTTCGAAGAAAGCTTATTAAGCTTACCTCGGAGTTGCTTTGCGACCTCCGAAAGTCGAACCTTTGACAGAGGAAGTTCCATGGCAAGATGCAAGCGTTGATTCACGCGGGATAAACAAATCTCACGAAAATCGGTGCCGCAATCGAACCATGGTCCCCCCTCTGCTGGAGGGACCTCCCCGAGCGCATGATCAGTGTGCTCCAGGAGTTCATCGACAGATTGAGATGCCCAGGAGATCACCCTCTCCTTTGTCATGAGCCATATCCTGCCAAGAACCTTTGGGTCTCGATCACAAGACTCATCGGTGAGGAGACTGGCAAGTGCCTTTCGGAAGCCCCTTGAGGCTAACCGGTTGACACTCGTCATGTTTCCTCCCATAGGAACCAAACCACCTCCTCCGAGATATCGGGGAAGGTACGGAGGTATCCTATGTTCACGCAGGACGCGTATCGCCCTTGGAAAGGCGACACGGCACATGACATGGATCAAGGGTGAAGGGAAACCGTCGACCCTCAAAGCCTCCGCTACCTCACCAGCAACCACCCAATCGGGTAGGGAACTGGGGAGTTTACGCGAAGGATGCGAGGGGCCCGAATCAAAGAAGCCTTTAAGCGGAACATAGTTCAGCTTAACTGCTTGTCCTTGGAACGGGCAACTACGGCGTTCCCTCTTCCACACCAAGCGAGTATGACCCTTTCGGGTCATCGGGACTTTCTGTAAGGTCATTACAGGAAAGTCCCAACTCCTCTTGGAGTGGAACTCCACGAGCATCTCCAGGAAGACGCCCCTGTGTGTTGATCTGCAGTGTTTGCCCGCGGACAACTCACCACCACATGCATGCATGTTGCCTTCATACTCGTCCAAGAGGTGAGGCGGAGCTACTGCGAGGAGATCATCCCCACAGATAACGGCTCTCGACCTCATCCCGGGTTGAGTTGGAGGCACGGATGCCTGAGCCCTCCTCCACCAATAAAGGTGGATGAGGGACAGGAATATCCAGGTGGTGGGCAGTCCCATCAGGAGTCCCCTACGTTGGCGCACGACCTTGTCGTGATCGTCATCATAGGTGAGCTCATGATCGGCTGAACACAGCAGCATCCCCCGAGCCTCTGCGTCGGAGAACTTTCCAGATCGGATAAGTCCTTCGACCAGAGCTTGTGCCAAGTCCCTGGGATGGAGATCCGAAGCGGCCCTTAGGTCGCTAGAGATCACCTCCCCCGAACAACCACTAAGTCGATTGACCAAATCGGCTTCCGCAGTGCCTGATAGGGCACCGCGGCATTCTGGGATCTTTTTGACCCCTCGAATGAGTCGTTGTCGGGCAAGATGTCCTAATACAAGGACACTTGCTTGAGACTTGGTGACAACCCTCGCTTTGAGGCCTCTTTCTTCGACGACAGCTACGTGTGAACGTAACTTGAAGTCAGGAGAAGAGGTCTCAGCGAGTGCTCGGTGGACAACCTTTCCATCGCCAACCAGATCTGTGAATTCCTGAAGGAGAACACCTTCAGGGCGATCTGGCTGGACGAAGGAAGGGTCATCAGCATATAGGGACTCTCTGGCCCAAGCCAGTTGACCTCCTTCTCTCCTTGTCTTTTCTAAACATGCATTCATGTTGAGATCTAACAGGGAGAAAGGAGGGTGTTCCTGATAGCCTCGAAGGTACTTAACGGCGAATTCATATCCGAATTCGCGTATCCCGTTAAGATGCTTCGGGTCCGTCACGAACACCGATGTCATGTCTCGTCGATGATTACTCAAAGACTTGGCACGAACATCTCCACCTGGCAAGGGAAGTGCACGTCCGATCATGGATAGTTGGGCTATAGCGTTAGGGATCAAATCCTCAACGCCCAAGCCTTTCATAGCCTTGATCAGGCGGCACACCAGAAAGTGTCTTCCTTGCCACCCAATGAGCTCGTTTGAGGCCGAGATACTTAACCACAACTCGCGGAAGTCTGACGACATCCGCTTGAAGTGTTTAAGAACCTCTTCGCAATCGTTGATC